ATTTACCTTTACCAAACGATGTCTTAGAAGAACGCTCTTTAAAGAGCGGCATCCTTGGATCGTTCTCTCTCATGAACGTGTTATCTACGGCTTCCATGTTGTCTTTTGTGGCCTTGGCGTAATAAGCCTTACGCTGATCCATAAATTCAACAGGGATCTTGCAGAGTAACAGTCCGGCGACCTCAATATTGTCCTTAAAGCGACTATTGGGGTCAGTTAACATCTGGAACTTAGGTTGCTCTTCAATCCGAACAGGTTCCCATCCTTCACGCATCTTAGAAGATGTGTTCTTAGGATCGGCCTGCCCTTGTGAGGCAACACGAATCCAACGATATGCGTAACCCGGCTGTTTATCCGGCTCCGGTAATGCTGAAGCGGGTGCCCAAGCCTTGGGGCGCTCTACGGTGGATCTGCTTTCAAGTTCGCGTGCAACTCTGTTTTCTGCCATTTTAGTTCTCCTGTGTCTTCGCAAATTCCCGGGCATATTGCTCGGGCGTTAAACCTAACTTCTTCGCAATCATTAACTGCGACTGCTTAAGCACTATCTTTTTGGAGGATGTGCTACGCGAAGCCGGAGCAACTACTGTGGCAGGTCTATCCGTGCGAGTAACGGGTTTGCCGTTTCCGTTAGTCGTTTTTACTTCGTCCCCGAAATTTTCGGGAAATTTGTCACGTATTGTTTTGTCAATACGTTGGTAATACTCGTCAGTCGTCGCATACGCCTGACCGTTTTGTGCAACTAGATCCTCGTGTAGTCCTAGTGCCAAACTTGTCATAAGCCTGTCTTTGCCAAACCAAGGATTCCGCTCTTGCCACGAACTGGCTTTTGGATCCGGTCTAGAGACCTGCTCTTGGGGACTATTTACAGGAATTTCCTGAGTTTGTAAAGGGGGCCTGTAGTTTTTAATCTGCTGGAGTTTGTAGTTAACATTGGACAACTGCTCCTGAGCCTCTACTAACTTATCAGAATCCCCGGCGTCATAAGCCTCTTTATAGGCTCTTTTAGCCATTTCCATTTCTAATTCGGCTGCGCCTTTGGCCGTGTCTATAAAGGATTTCTCCCCCTCAGTCAGCCTAGATTTCAGGCGCCTATTCTCTTCAAGGGCGTTTTTGGCAAAGGCCAAAGCCTCTTCCCGCTCCCTTGCAGCCTCATCCTTGGCCCGGCGCTCATCGTGCCAGACCTTTTTCATCTGTCGCAGTCGCTCCTTGGCTTTGTCAGAATATTCATCTAACTCGTCTGCCTCTAATTCTTCAACAATATTTTTAGGCAGAGGCTTCCTGTTGCGATCTGACTCTGGAGTATCGTCCTCAATTTCTATATCAATATCGGGTTTACCCTTAGCCTCTACTTCATTTTCTACGGGTTTACCCTTATTAGGAGTAAAACCTTCATCTACATCTACTTCATATTCGTATTTTTCTTCAGCCATTTTGGGGGCTCCTTATTTACGTGAAATGCCGCGTGGATCTTCGACTACTCCCTCAACGGAATCGTCGTTGATAATTCGAAACTCTCTACCGTGGATCTTTAGCCGTGTGCCTGCGTGGGGGCGCACGAGAATAAAATCCCCTTCCTTACACCACGCTCCTGATGGGAAGCGTGCTTTGTCCTTATAACAATCTGGCCCCATCTTCACGACAAACAGAACTGTTGTGAGGAGTTCTTCGTGTTGGAGGGTCAGGTCAGACTTAATAATCCCGCTTTCGTATTGCTCTTCGATGCTAGGAATTCCACACAAAATGCGGTATCCCGAGGGATCTGGTAACTGCTTGGCTTTGCGTTCGTCTGTGTCTGGCAGAGTACTTACTTCACCTTCTTCCGTTGCGATGGCGAGTTCAGTCATCGTCTTTTTCCATCCTTTCTTTCGTTTCAATAAGGATATTGTTTGCGATCAAAAGTCCACGGTAAATTCCACAAGCATATTGGTACGCTCCAAAATCCTTTGCTTTACCTAAGACTGCGTCCTGCTCGATTACCTTCATTTCCTCTCGTATCTTGTCCGAAAGATACTTGAGTAAGTCATTACTCATTTACTCTCCTTATGGTTAGGATTTACTACGAAGCCGGAGAAGTTCTTTGTCCCTCTCCAGTTTGATTCTCTCGTCATCAGCAGCAGCCCGGGTAAGAATCTCACCCTTTTTGATTTTGAGTTTTTCGTCTTCCGCAGTTGCTTTGACCATCGCTGTAGCCTCGGCAATCTTTTCTTGAGACTGAATTCTTTGACGTTCAATCTCTTGTTGCTGCGCCTTAAGTTGAGCATCGGTCTTATCTTTGAGCGCTTTTCGCTGAAGATCTTGACCTTTAAGTTGAAGTTCCTGCATCTGCATCTGGATGATTGGATCCTGTGCCTGAGCCTGTGCCTGCTGTTGTGCAGCGGCGGCTTGGTTTTGCTGAAGCAGTTGCTGGGATGCCTGAGCCACCATACGGGATAATGCAAACTCGATATCTTGTGGGATCTCTTTGTCGTCATCAAACGTCGGTATTGGCGCTCCAACCTGTTGCTCAATTTGATTGCGGTACATATACCCAAAGTGCTCGGCAATATGTGACTGTAGTGCAGCCATCATTTGATTTGCCATTGGGTTTTGACCAATCATCTGTGCAGTCATTGGATCCTGCATAAAGGATTGGTGGGTCTTAATATGGGCTTCGTGATCCTGATAAGCAAAAGCCTTGAGTGGCTTGCCTTTGAGGACATCCATATTTTCTGAAACAGGATCGCGTGGTTTTTGATCATCCTGCATCGGAACTAATTTGGCAGCGTTCTTGATTCCTAATACTTCTAACATCTGCCGGTGTAGGTAAGGTAAGTCATACAACTGCGGCGCCTGTTGGGCTAACTGCATGACCGCTTGATACTGAACTACCTTCTGAGACATTGTGGCCGCATTTGGGTCACTGACTGGGATTACCTCTACATCATCATAGTCAGATTGTTTTGCCCGACGCGAACCCTCTTCTGGCTCGTATGAATAATCTTCTGGGGTGTAGTCGCGGATGATGTCTCTTAGAAGTTTGAACTCCTGCTTCATCGAGTAGTGAATCCGGGCCTGAACTGCCGACATCACCTTGAGTGTTCTCTCCAGAATTGCCAGCGTAGTTCCTACTGGCGACTGTGCGCTCATGTCGGATACCTTCAGATCGGCCGCACTAGCAAACCGGCGCCCCTCTTCAACGATCGTACCGAGCAACGTGTACAACACCTGACTTGGCTCCTTATACGGGAGCGTCATGATGTTGTCTTTAATCGTGCCAGAGGCTACGTCTACGTCACGGAACTCTGCTGGGGCGATTGGCGTGTCGTCGCCCTTAACTCTAAGACCTTTGGTTTTGAATCCACCGGGCAGATTTGACAGGGTTCCCGCATCAACAAGTTGACGAATAAGAGAAGTGCCAGACTTAGCAAAAGCACCGATAAGGTGGATAAGACCAAAAGCATAAAAACCAAAGCCCGGGATATACGAATAATGTACGAAATGATTTCTCTTTTGTTTAAGTTCATCATCTGGATGCCAGTTACGACGGATGGCTAAAACGTTTTGGGTACCTTTTTCGATAGTGACAACGTAAGGCAGAGCAATACCCGTTGGCTCCCCATCCTCGTCTGTGTCCTCGTAGCCGGGAAGATCGAGGTCAACGTGCATCTCGAGTATTTTGTATCGATCGTCGGATGAGGCACGAAAGCCCATCTTCTCAGCGATCTTCTTTTCCACCTCGTCGAATGAATCAATCGGATCACCAAGTTCTATGTCACGATAAAAGCCAGCCACCTGCAACTTACGCATTTCGTTTTCTGTCTTACGCATGACGTGCGTGATGCGCTCACAGGTTTGGATGTTAGATGCTCCATAGGGAACGACGACATCTTCGGCCGGAACGAATAGTGATACCTGACGGTCTAGACTGGGATCAAAATACACTTTCTTAAACGCATTACCTGCTAGTCCCAAGCCCCACAGCATCCGCTCATGCTCTGGGCGGTACTCCACCATGACTTCGGTTAACTGATAGTTCATGTCATCTTTGACACGAATGGCAGATTCTTTCTTTGCGGGTGTCTCTTTGCCAATGATCTGGGTTCTGACCGGCCCCGTCGATGGGAAGGTCTCCATGATGGTCTCAGCCTGAAACTTAACTAATGCTTCTGAAAGCATGGGGTGGTAAACACCACACGCCCCCGGCCAAGGCTCTGTCCGGTCTTCAATCTTTAATCCGAGCAACTCTAGGCCGTCTACATATGTCTGCATCCAGTCTTTGCGGCTGGATAGATCTTCCTCAAACTCGCCAATTAAGTCACCGCATAACTGAGTTAACTCATCCTCGTCCATCTCTTCAGCGAGGTTGGCGTTAAAGTCGTCTTCAACTTCTTCTGCCTCAATCTCTAATATTGGCTGTCCATCAATACCAATACGCACAGCCTCTGGGTCTTCGATCTCTATCTCAATCCCAGAAAACATATCATCTGGTGGCGGTATTAATTGATCATTCAAACCCATTGGGGCCTGTCCTAGTGCTTTGTCAATTGCCATAATTTGTCCTTAGTAATAGCCTTCAAACTTACGTCTAAAGTATTCCGGCTCATCAGGTTCATCTAAATTTGTACGAATGAATCCGCCCTTGCGGAATCTCATCAACGCAAGAGATACGGTGTCAACATAGTCATCATGCTCGCCAGCAGGGAAAGATGCAACCTCGTCAATCACTTCTTCGGCCCAATGGGTGTTCGGTGCCCACACTCTACCACTAGCGAACAGATCTGACACAGCATTCAGTCTGGTAATTTTGTCGTTACCTCTGACCGGGGTGAATTCCTGCACCGGCATCCCCATCGCTCTGAGTTCATATATTAGAGGAGCGCCTGATGCTTTCTTCTCGATGATCACACTATCGGGACTCCACTCTTTATATTGATCGATCGCCTCTTTTTTAAGTCTTGGAAACTCCATCCGGTCTCTAAAGGCGTTCAATAAAATAATATTGGTCTGATATGTCCCGGTATCGTCTGGATGCTCAAAGATTCCCCATAGAGTCATGGCCGAATAGTCAGCACGATTGGTTGCCTCAAAGGCTGTATCCCACGCCATGAGGGTAAAGTCACAGTGAGGTGGGTCTTCGCCCTCCCAAGTCTGCCACCATTCCCTTTTTATGATGGCTGAAGACTCAGATGTGGGGTTTTGTTGGTACTGAGACTGCCATTTTGAGTTGGGAAGTTCGGTTTTTAGCGCTTCTAGTTCATTAATCGGCCAGAATTCAGGCCATAGAGGGTTTCCAGAGGGCAAAATTGCTGGAAATTCGATAACTTCCCACGATTCTCCGCCCCTTTGGCCTTCAGCCCTTAAGACTTGGCCTGTTAAGTCTCGTTTTCCCCACCGAGTCATAACAACAATGATCGATCCCCCCGGCTGTAGACGCTGCCGTGGGCCGGATGAGTACCATTCGTAGACCTTATCGTAGATTTCTGGGTTAGTTGCGGCCAGCGCTGCCTCTTGTTCTGAGTGGGGATCGTCAATAATGAGGAGGTCGGCACCCTTACCAGTCACGGTACCCCCGACACCGATAGCGAAGTATTCGCCGTTTTGATTTGTAGACCATCTTCCGGCCGCTTTTGAGTCTTGTCTCAGAGATACGTTAGGAAAGACCTTGGCAAAAGTTTCCCCATCCACAAGGTTACGGACTTTCCGGCCAAAGCCAACCGCAAGTTCGGCTGTATTAGAACACTGGATGATCTTTTTCCCCGGATACTTACCTAGAAACCAAGCAGGCAATAAGTAAGAGGCAAACTCAGATTTAGTGTGCCGGGGTGGCATATTGATAATCAGCCTTTTAATCTTCCCAGAGGCGATCTCTTCAAACTTCTTAGCCATAACAGCGTGATGTCTTCCATGTATAAACCCCGGCCACATGGTCTTTACGAAAGACATAAAGTTAGTTTGCCCTCGCTCTCTCATAACAGCGTCAGAATACTGCTGCGCCATAATAAGTAAGGACTCACGCTCCCCTTCTGGAAGGGCGTTGATCATATCCATGATCTTATTCAATGTTACGCACCTTTAATCCCTTAGGCCGTATAGAGCGCGGCCGCCTCCTCACCCCGTGGCAGATTCCTAACTCAACCAACTTCCACATCTTTCTCGATACATTCCCCCTAGACTTCTCTCCAGTAAGGAATAGAACATCATCGACAGTGGGGCCGAACCCATACTTCCTCCACCACTCATCAATAACCAAAAATATTTCTTTCTGCGCTGGCGTCATATTCTTTCCTATATACCCCCCCACCCTTTTTTATTTCAAAAACATAAGGGGGGGTTTTCTATATTACTTATCCCCCTAAACCTGCCAAAAAAAACATACCCCCACCCCCCTGTAACAGGCCACTTTTGGACTTTTTTTCTGTAAGTCATTGATTTCATTAGGTTTCTCACTATAACACCTGTTATAGTGACAAGTACCATACAAGTTTGGACAGGCTTAAAACTCACTGCGAAGTCTCTTCTGTAGATGGGCTGGAAACAACGGGTAGGTGAGCCGATTCAATGTGTGGATTACTATGCATATAGGACTGTGTGTCGCGCGACGCGTCTAGGGGGTCGCCCCCCGGTGGGGTCGCGGCCTCGGCGTTCTCGATGGCCTCCCCCTCCGATCGGGTATCAATGTTCCCCCCGGAGATTTCCGCCAGTAAATCGTCGGCCGAGTGTGACTCAACATCGATCGCGTCTGTCTTTAGCGCAAGCCTGAGCGAGGCCATGAGCCGCTCTCTTATCTGCGATGCATCGACCACCTGAACAACCTCCCGCCGCTCGGTGAACAGCGCGACCTCGGTGATCTTGCCCAGTAACTCGAGAGCCTTCACCCTCTGCGCTGGGGGAAAATCCTCATTCAGCGCGTGCTTGGTTAGTTCGTGGATAGTTAACGCCCTCAAATGTGCGGGGGTTGCGTATTTCTGCGCCTCAAACGCCGCCCTAAACGCCTCGACCTGTGCCATTACCGCGCTATTTTTTGCGAGATCCTGACCGCGCCTCGATGCTGTCTCGGGTTTCGCCTTGGTCTCTCTGCTCTTCCTATACGCTCCCGCCTTGGTTTCACCCAATGCGATTTGACGGGCGAATTCCCTCTGTTTCGCTGTTAGACGCTTCTCTCCCTTGCTGGCCGCTCCTAGTATTACGCTCTCGATCGGGACTGCTTCGAGGCCTTCTCTTATTTCTTTACGGGTTAACTTTTTCATGGGTACATTCCGAGGATTTCAATGCCGCGATTCTATCGCCTGTATTAGGAACAATGCAACCTGATCGCCTTCGGCTAGAACCCGGCCGCCGACCCCGGCATTCGCTGGTCAAATAATAACCACTCATTTTTTGTCGGGTATTAAAAAAAGTTATCAAACCCCCTTGACAGTCAATAACCACGCCCTTCAGACTCTCACCTGTGGAGATACTTCCACGACCACCTGCTAGGAGATAACACCATGACAACCGAAAAAGATTTTTGGGAAGAGGAAAAAAGAATTAACGCTTTAGATTTTTCTCTCTTTGCCGATCCTTGCGCCGCCTTAGACGCCGCACAGCCTTTCGAGGGTGAATCCAACTATTGGGAACTCGCCCTTTATATTCTGCGCGACCATGCCGCCTTTCGAATTCTTGAGGCTGGACTAAAGCCCGAAGATTTCGGAATCGATTATTAAACCCCGAGGAGATCAAACCATGACCACCACAGCAAAACTAGACCTTCAGACCCGCCGGGTAACCCTTGAGATCGACGAGGCAGAACTCGACGCCCTGCTCCAATGCGCCGAGATCGGTATCCGGGAATTCTATTCAGACCGAATCGCCAAGGCACCGAACGATCGGCAAAAGGATACCTTCTCCAGGCTAGAGCAGAACGCCCTCGCTAACCTGGCGCAACTCACCGAAACCATCGCCAACGCCTAACCAACCGCCCGGAGAAATCCGGGCAGAAAGAACCCACCATGCAAACAACGACCTACACCCTGCCCGCGCATTGGGCTTGCGCTCTGATCAATGCCGACTGTTCGGGAATGGACGACGACGAAATTGCCGCCATGAATGACTGGCTTTCAGCCTACCGCCCCGGATCCTGCGTTGACTGCTCAGAAGACCCGGAATTCTGCCATTCGCACGACGCCGACGGCTACGCGCTCGCCGGGGACTGCCTGACCTTTACCTTTACCAACTACGAGGAGATTGAACAATGACCTACGCTATCCGCAACCATAACGGCCGACTTCTCGGCTACCACTCGACCAAACGCGCCGCCGAGCAAGAGGCGCGGTTTTACCGCAGTCAGACCGGGAACCCTGCCTATATCGAAAAGGAACCCACCCGACCGGCCACGATCATCGACCGCCAACTTACCCGCCTATTCAAGGTGAACAAATGAAAATCACAATAGAACGCCGCGACCAATACGGCGCGCCCGTATACCACCCGATCGACGACGCCGCCAAGGCATTCGCCCGGATCGCCCGGACGAAAACCCTCACCCCGGACGCGCTCGCCTTGATTCGTGCCCTCGGGTATCAAATCGAAGTTAAACACCCCGCCACCGCTTGGGAGGCCACACTATGACCTCAGACGCACTAATGACCGCCCTCATCGCCGCCAAATTTTTTGTTGGACTGGCCGCGATTCTGCTGGGCATTCACACAGACGAACCCGGGACGATAATTTTCGGGGTCGGCCACGCCTTTATTCTCGCCCCCCTATGGGCTTACTACCTGAAGGATTAGAACATGAGCATATACACCGAAGAAGGCTATGAAAGCCGCCGCGCATACCTCGACAGTCTCGCCGATGATTTTGGCCTCGATCGCGATGCAGTCTACGCCCTCGCCGGAATCCTCGGAGCCTCTGAGGATTTCGACGGCCTTGTGACCGCTTGCGAGGACGCCGCCGACGAACTGGCCGCCCGGGAGATGGACGAATGACGCCGAGCCAACTACACCGAGCCGCGCTCGAGATGCAATCAGGCCGACACGGGCAATTCTGCGCCGCGATCGCCGACGCCTTTTTTTTAGCAGACCCAACCAACCGGGAGAAATTACTGGCCGCTTTCGGCGATCTGTTCGCCCGGGTTCACCAATTCACCCACCGACTGGAGATAGTCTAATGCACACAACCACCACCAACGCCGCCGCCTTTTTTTACATTGACGGGATCCCCACCAAAGGGGCATGGGTAGACCTCGACGAATCGACCACTTGGGAGGACATCGCCGCCGCCATTCGGGAGAAGATCCCCGGGGCTGTGATCGATGAAATCCTCTGCGCCGACGCCGAGGGACTGGCGCGGCACTTCCTGAGCCGTTATGACTGCTTTTCGCTTGGCGAATGGCAGACATGGGCAGAGGCCGCCGCCCGATCGTATCTCGACCCGGAGATCGTGGCCGCCTATTGTGAGAATTTAGGCGACTGGACGGAGGAGGCCGTATCAAACGCTGAGGACGCCTATGCGGGATTCTTCGATAACCGGGAGGACTTTGCCTACGATCTCGCCGAACAGACGGGAATGCTTGAGAGCGTGCCCGATAATCTTCGCTATTACTTCGACTTCGAGAAATTCGCCCGAGATCTTCTCATGTGCGACTACTTCGAGAACAACGGCCACTATTTTCACAGCCGCTAGGAGGCCGCCGCCATGCTCTACCAATACAAACCCGCACCAAACGACCCACAGGCCGCCGCCCTGCCCTATGGACTGCGCCTGAAGGTGATCCCCGGCACACGCCGAGGACAGACCGAGGACGGGGTTTTTTTCACTACTGTTCAGGTTCAGGACACCGCCGGGAATCCCCTCGGCCGGGTTCTTTTTAATTCCTTGGAGGTTCTCAGATGAAAAGATGGACGATCGCCGCCGGGGAATCGCCCCGGGTTTACCTGATCAACGACGGACGCGACGCCGTGGGGGAGATCGTATTCACCGACACCCGACGCCCGGAGGACGCCCGATTGATCGCCGCCGCGCCTGATCTACTGGACGCGCTATACCTTGCGCTCCCATTCGTGGAGGATCACGAGGGGTCAGAGATCTACAAACCCGGAGCCGTGGCCGATGCTATCCGCAAAATTCGCGCCGCCATTGATAAAGCCGAGGGGGTGAGATCATGAGATTAGCCGCATTCACCCGGACAGATGCCGGGCTGTTCAAGGTTTACGACCACGGCCACGACTGGCAGATCGTGGGAGATCACTTCGAGAGATGGGCGAGTGCATGGGCGGCAGATCGCCCTGCCAGTTTGCGCCGCGCCTGTTCCCTGATCCCCAACGCCGACCCGGCCGCGATCGTTTACCCGGAGGCCGCCGAATGAGCAAAGACCGAACCGAACACTACGCCTTCGCCCGGGGTTATTACGACGCACGCGCCGAGGGATTAGACCGAAACCCGTGGACGGACTGCGCCGAACCATCGCCCGAAATAGACCGCCAGCGCGCCGCCTATTCGGACGGCTACGAGTGGGGAATCTCCGATTATTGCGCCGAACACCACCCCGAGGAGGTGAACCAATGAACCGCCGAGACCTTGACGCCCTGCGCCAACGACTGGCCGCCCGGGGTGCATCAGAGGAGGACGACCCGCCGGGTTTACTGGCCGTCGCCGCCGTTTTACTTGCTGTCGTTTTTATTTTTTCGATGTTCATCTGAGGAGGTGAGGCTATGAGAGTTTTAACTGTTGAAGCATTTCGTTTTCAAGACCTAGAAGATGAGGCTAAAGAACGCGCCCGGGAATGGTATCGGAACGGCCTCGAATATCCTTGGTTTAGCGAATCGATCGATTCAATCCGGGCATTCGCCAAGCATTTCGGCGTAAGCCTGATGGATTGGGAGATCGGGGGCGGCCGCAATTACATCAAGACAGACGCCACCAATGCCAATTTCAGGGGGGTGAGGCTGGACTCAATCAACCGCGACCATATGCCCACAGGATATTGTCTCGACGCTGATTTGTGGGAAGCCTTTTACGACGAGTTTAAGAAAACAGGGGACGCCAAGCACGCATTCGAACAGGCACTTGAGGCCGCACTCTGCGCCGTTCAGAGGGACATTGAATACCAGTATTCCAATGAGGCCGTGGACGAATCGCTGAGATTCAACGAGTACGAGTTTAATTCCGATGGATCAATTTTTACTGCTAAGGAGATGGAAATTGCGTGAACGAAAAGATTTAACTTCCCGGTGGGTGAGTACCGCTCGCACCCAATTATTGAACCGCAAGATCGTCGCTGTTCGATACATGACGGACGAGGAGGCCGAGGAGATCGGGTGGTATTCCCGCCCGGTGATTATCCAACTCGACGATGGCAATCAAATTTTCCCGGCCGCCGACGACGAGGGCAACGACGCAGGGGCATTGTTCACCAGTAGCGAGGCCGACCCTGTTCTGCCCGTTCTATCAAGAGGAGATTAACAAATGGGATTCTTTTCTAAAACCTGTGCCAAAACAAATCTGCCAGTAATCCATCACGGATATGGGGACGATTGGCACAGCAAACACCCGGAGTTTTCCGAGGTTGTCGTTCTCTACCCGGACGGCCGCAAAGTGGAGGGGTTCTATACGGGCTATGGACGGGTTCTAGCCTCGGAAGGTGAGGTTACATTGTGCCCTGATGGGTACACCGAGGAAGCGTGGGGGAGCCTTAAATTCGTTCTGAAAAAACACTACGCCGGGGAATCCTACGAAGATCTCGGACGATCGCACGATGAGATGGCGCAGGGTCATTTCATGGCCGAAGATTTTATTCTCTATTGCAAGATGCTCAAACCCGAGGGGTTCAAGGACTACTTAGGGTACAAGCGGGCATTTCAAAAACACGCTCAATGGTGATCCTATGTTCAATGTATACATGAAACTAACCGACGGGGAAAAAGTAACTTGGGTGGGCGAGGCTAACAATAGCGGCCACGCTATGGCGCAAGCATTCAAGTATGTCAACGATAACTACGAGGCGACAGTCTACGATTTTGATATGGAGGAGGAGGAGAGAGTCCACGAGGAGAACTGCCCTGCAATAGATGGTTTTGGGTGTAGGTGCGGGGAGGGGGTCAGATGAATAAACCAAACCGACCAAGCATACCCAAGATACGCAAGGCATTTAATGGTTACTTGTGCCAAGACATTGCAGGGTATGAGATAACCATGTGGGATTTGTTGCATTGGGTAGATCTTCAGCACGCGATGCACTTTTTTACAGACACAACGGGACTGCCTATGGGTGTATGCGAAGAATTTGAGCGCGAGCCAGACAGGGTTGTGGAAGATTTGATTAAACAAAAAGCATGGGAGGGGAAATGAATTTTGACAACATGACGCTAGAAGAACTGGCTCAATTTAATCGTGAGTACGATGAACTACAGGCCGCATACGCTAGTGCCGCAGAGCATGACGCAAAGATGCAAGCCATGAACCCCATTCCCGATGAATGGGAAGATGAGATGGAGTATTGGAGCAGGGCAGGGCTTGATAGCGGGGGGCGGCCATGACGCACCTTGTCGTTAATGGGCTTGACCTAACCTATAGGACACAGCGCGATATTTGGGTGGCGTGTCTTGGGGTCGATTATGTCGTGCATTTCAACCATCCTTCAGGGGCGCATTGGAGGGCGCAACTACCATTTGGAATTGAGCCGATTGCTACCGCTAAGACGCTTGACGCTTGCGTTATTGCCGTTCAAAAGCACTACGAACAGAGACAAAAAGAAAGGCGTAAACGAATAAATTTAACGGAGGCTGAAAATGTTTGATATGGAGGAGGAATGATTGAGTTCTTACGATTGCTAGGAGACGCCATTGGCCTATTGGCTTTTGCGTGCGTCATTTATTTGTTGGCCTGTATGTTTATAAATCAAGGAGATTGATATGCCTAATTGGTGCAATAACAGTTTAATAATTTCACACCCCGACCCTGCGATCATGGAGAAGGCGGCCGCCGCATGGAACAACGGGGAATTTCTAGCAACCTTTGTCCCTGAGCCTAACTATCCCGAGTATTCGGATTGCGAGATTAAAAAGACCGAGAGGGAATCAGTCATGCCCGATTGGTGGAACTGGCGGATTAAGAATTGGGGAACTAAGTGGGATATAGGATTTGATCCTGACTACGGGAACAGCGTCGAGGTTGTGGACGGACAGATTGCTGTCGGGTTTGTGAGCGCATGGTCGCCGCCCATTCAAGCCTACGATTCCATGATGGAGCAGGGGTTCTCTATTAAAGCCTATTACTTTGAACCGGGGTGCGACTTCTGTGGCCGATACGAGGACGGGATCGACGACTGTTACACCGCCAGCGAGGGAGGTATCCCCAAGGATATCGATCAGGAGATGGGCGTCACAGACACTTTCGGGAGTTATCATGAATAAATATCGCGTATCAATAGCAAGACTAGAAACTCGGGTCTATTACTTTGATCTTGAGGCAGAGAGCGAAGAAGACGCTAACTGCGAGGCATGGCAAGCATGGGATGACGGGGAGGATTGGGGGGAGGGTGATTGCGTCCACTCCGAGGAGTGGCTTCAGCATACCGAGGTGCTTGATGAAACTGTCTAACTCCGAGGTGTATGAGTATCAGAAGATCATCTTAGCCATGAACGATCTGCTCGACGGCAAGGATCAGGATATTGTGATCCCTGCTGTTATCTCTTATCTGGCCGCCGCCGGGGCGTTTTCCGGGGTCGAGAAGAAGAAATTTATATCCTTCTTTGTCTCTCAGGTAGATAAAGCATATGAGGAATTCGATCGGAGAAAAGTGTGAACCTAAGGCTAACCGGGGGGAAGATCCCCATCAATACCGGGAACGATCGACACCCCATCATGCTAGTAGATCTACCCGATCGGGGGTTGTTCGATTCCCTGTTCAAGTATCTGAGGCCGGATGGTAAGGATAAGTATTGGGATATCCTGACCGAGCGGCTCTCAGGTAAGACCCTGACGGAGGTAGCCTCATCCCGTGGTGTAACAAAAGAACGGGTGAGGCAGATCGAGGCTAGGATCCTAAGGGTTTTATCAACCCATTATCGAGAAGTGATTGCTTCAGAGACTGTGACGCTCGAAACAATCCAACCCTTGCGACATGATCGTTAAAATCATCCCCGACTGTGGGTGCAAGCCAGTATGGTTTGCCTGTTTTCTCAGCCGTTTTCTCTCCCGTGCGGCTTGCATCATTATCAGCGATGACGATGCCGCCGGGGGTCTTGACTGCCATGAACTCCATATTCGATGCGGAGAAACATACATGAATGGTGTATCGGATTTTTATCGCCTTCATAGCCGCACGAACGGAGAGCGCGGTGGCATAGCCCTCGACGAAGATGGGGATCCCTTTTGCGTCCATCGTAAAGGTTGCGCCCTTCGTAACCTGACCACTCAGGAACTTCTTTTCCCCCTTATCGTCGATGAGTTGACACCCTACAAGACGACCATTGACCCGCATCGGGATCACTAGGAGCATTGAATTATCTGTGACCCATACATTCCCCTCCTCCTCGGGGAATCCTTTTCCTGTCAGGTAGGGGTGGAACGCTTGCCGAGTTTGGTGAAGTATCCATCCCGCCCTCGATGCCGCCTTCTCTGCCGCCTCCTTCCTCTCCCTGTCTGCCTCAAACTTAGCCCGTCTTGCTTGCATGGGGGTGAGTGAGGATGACTGCCCCTTCCATATCACGGGTGACGACATCGTTGCCCAGTTCTGAACCCATCCATGATCTCCCATGTATTTATACCGGCCATTACGGGAGCGGGGGTGATCCTCTGTCGGTGTTGCGACCCACTTGCCGGGGACTACGCCGTTCAGAATCAGGCCGTGCGATCGGGCGAATTCCTCAAACCTCATTGATGCCACCTATCCCGTGCGCCTTCTCAATGATCGCGGCGATCTCCAATAGTTCATCCCCTAGATCTGAGTAGTAGTCGAGCAGTTTATATACCTCATCGTTAGATAAAGGACGATGCACGACTGGCAGGGAACACGGCTTGCTATCAGAGTGGATGACCCCGAGGATCGTCGAATCACCACAGGAACACACACCGATGGCCTGAGTTAGTTGATCGGCACGCCACTGTAATCCTAAAACATAATGCTCATATTCACTCGTCATATTGTTTCCTCTCCCACTCGCGCTCCTCGAAGTAGTCGGGTTGCTCTGGCTGTTGGGGATAGTCCTCCTCCAAAGGCCACGGCTTATAGTAATCTGGTGCGTCCATTATCTTGCTCCTATTTGTTTTTTAGCCCACGCTATTGTTTTGTGCTTGATCCAGTTTATGGTCTTGATTGATGGCATGATCGGAGTCTCCTGCAATCCCCTCGGCCATACGCCAAACTTCTCCCGGTACTTGTGGCTTGCCCAATGAATGTTGTAACTGCGCTCCCGGGCTATGTGAATTAGTTCAGAGTAGAACAGTTGCTTATCGTCTGACTTAACCCGCTTGCCGCTTACCAGTTCCTCAAGTTGTCCGGCCACCGCATCGACATAGTTCCTAGTCTTACGGACATGACCGCACGACGGGCATATGTCTGTCGCCTTAGGCCACAAGTGTCCACAGGCTGGGCACTTGGATTCCTTCTTAACCTTCTCAGTAGGTTCCCTCTTGGCCTTCTCTGCCTTGTCGTCTAACTTACTGACGCCCTCGGAATACACCTCATCCCAGTCATCCCTGAACCGCAGATAATTACCTGAGTGATCTAGCCATAGCGCAAACTCCTTGCCCTCGCATGACCGCATCACCCTGCCCATCTGCTGTATGTGACTGGAGAATGATTTAGAAAACGGCCTAGCCGATACGCCAATCATTACATCGGGAACATCGAACCCCCGGGTCAGAATGTCGGTAGCAATCAGGCCGTGGATCTCTGTGTCTGGTTTGGCAAAGTCCTCGATGGCCTCTCTCTTGAAGTCGTCGTTGTCCTTGTATGAGATCGACACAAAGTTATACCCCTGCTGTGCGAACCGCTCGACTAGATCGGCGCCGTGGGCTACACCTGAACAGAATACGATCGTCTTTCTTGGTCTGCCAAATATCTCATGGGTTTTCTTGATCCACTCCTGAACTATGTCGCCAGTGAGTTTCATTCCGCGCTCGGTCACTACATCCTGCGACCACTCGCCAGCCACCTTCTTAGCCCCGGTCATATCAATCTCTTTGGCAATGAACACCTTCATCGGTGTAAGCCATCGGTTATCGACTAACCAGTTGTTCGTAGATCCGCATACGACATTCTCATAGATATCACCTAGCCCCTTGGTAAACGGGGTCGCAGTCAGGCCAATCACCTTGACATCAGGATTATTCTTGATGAATTCGGTTGTCTGCTTCCGGGCTATGTGGCACTCGTCCACGATCAGTAGATCGATTTTGGGAAAGTCCTGTCTGCGCTCCAAGGTCTGCGCTGAACACACCTGTAGTCGGGAACGGGGATTGTAGTTCCAGTGCCCGGACTGATACACGCCGTGGTCTAGTCTGTACTTGGATAACCTAAGACTTGTCTGATCTACTAGCACCAGTCGGTCTAGGACTATGGCGGCCGTGTTGTACTTCTCGGCTGTCGCCTTCATAAGATAGATCGCTACCTCTGTCTTACCAAACCCCGTCGGGGCGTAAAGCAATTGGGATCTGTAACCTCTCTTGAAACCATCCCGTAGGTCATCGATCACCTTCATCTGGTGATCGCGCAACTGCAACTCCATAGACACTCTCCTTTGCTACCCGGATCCGCCGGGTGTCGGCTGGGCTTACGCCCTCTTACTGCTGTTTGCCTAGCAGGAAATACAACTCCTTCGCTAGGTCTAGTACCTCTGCTGATTCTCTGAGCGCCTCCTTCATGTCACGCTCGTTTGTTAACCGATATACCTCACGCAGTCTGTTCTGCATCTCGATATATACACCTGAATAATCTACTGTGCTTTGCATTTTTTCAAATCATTCTGTAACTGTTTAACCCTTCGTATGAGATCAGAGTTCTGATTCTGAAATGTATCCCTGCTCTCACGCAACGCTCTATTGTCAATCTCTAGCAGACGAATCTTCTCCCGCAACTCGGCAATAAGTTCTTGGGCATCGATCTTCTCTATCTCACTAGCATCCCATTGACCGACGGCGATCTTATCCTTGAGCAGTGTATTCTCCTGCGATACCGCAGTCAGCGCATCAGTAAGTTCCCTAATCATGTGATCTTCAGGCGGCGGCTCTTCCTTCTTGGCCTTTTCTTTGCCGATATTCTTGGTCTCGATCGTGGACTCTTCGCCGTGCTTGTTCTTGTACTTCTTCTTGGTGGGTGCTGGCTTGCCCTGCTCTTTATCCAAGGATGCCTTGACCCGGCCGACTGTCATATTGGATACGCCTACGTGCTTTGCGATCTCTCCGTTTGACCACTTGCCCCACACAGGGTGTTGAAGCATACGGATTATTATGCTCCGCTTATCTTCATATGACCTTGATAAACCCTGCCTACCATCAGCCGAGAATGCATAGAGCACAGCATCATCAAGTGTTCCCTGCTTTACATCACACTCAATCTCAAGTTCGCCGTTGGATTTGGTGGCGAAGTATCGGTGAAATCCATTTGCTAACCAATACTCTGACCCATCGTGGAACACTGTGACAGGAGGAAACTTTTGTCCATCCTTCATGCATTCTGCGTATTCTTTTACAACGTCGTGGTTTAGTTTGAGACGGGCTTGCGTCCCACCATCTGTACGGATGGCGGATATATCTATCTTCTTCATTTTTTCTCCTAGCGAACGATCAGTCTAACTAAATTCTCGACCCGGTGCAATTCTTTTGGTTAAAAATCTTAATACTTCCCGAGCACGCTTTACATCCTCATGTGTTAAGTCGGTTGTCTCACCGATTATTCCAACATTGGCTAATGGTATCAGGGCTTCAAACGCCATGTCCATTAACTCGTCATCAGATATCTCTTTCATTCTTTCACCTTATAAAACTTTTTAGCACCCATGCGAACTAAGTCAGCGATCCCGTTCTCAACAAACCTATTCAATGTTCGGGCAACCCTGTTCTCGCTTACGATCCACTCCTTTGCGATTGTCTTCGCCTGAACCGGAGTCTTCTTATGTGAGCACAGGTAATCCCATACACCCTGCTCAAAGTCGGTCATCTCTACTGCCATTCTTAATCTCCACAGAAACATTCAACTGTTGGATCGTCAAATAATTTTGACTGATCCCTCTGATACTTTGACATCTCGGCATACGATGGCCGATCGGATCTGAATGTAGCCCCGATCTTTTTCTCCATGTCTGCCCACCATATGGCTCGGTCAGGCTTCTCGTTGATCAGACCCCTGATAATCCCTGCGCCTTTTAAAAAACATAAATCACAGTTCGATGCGCCAGACGCCTTGGGTAGTTTCAAATCAAACCCGTTCTTATCCCAAAACTCCCAAACATCTTTCTCAGTTATGTTCGCATCAGCAAGGGGAAGATACTTGTCCTCTTGCTTACGGATCTTAGCAACCCGACGTGGCTCATCTGCTCGAACACCAACGAATGTTATGTAATCGGATATGCCTATTGACTTCAGGTATCTGTTGATGGCTAACACCTTGAGTTCCTGAGTACAGAACCGGGCGACCATGTTGGGGAGATACTTCCTCTTAGTTACCAGCATCTCAAATGGCTCACCCTGACGGGATGCCGTATCAAAGTCCACTACGACGAACCTTGGCTTCTCTGGCCGATACTCCAGCCATGTGATCTGAACGCCCCAGTTGGCCTCGCAGTCCCTGACAAACTCCAGCGTGGCCTGCTCCTCTTTACCCGTGTTAGCAAAGCATACGATGGCCTCAGAGGGTAGGCCGCCATTGGATTGGAGCACCCGCCACAACATATATGCCGATGTCCTGCCACCACTAAACGATATGACTGTTGGTTCTGTTATCTTAAACGGATCTATCACCTGTTAGTACCTATGTCGTGTCACCTGCCAACTCAGCGTGTCTAATCTGCCCAAGGGGTGGAAGCCGAGACTTTTCCCCGCCCCAAGGCGCCAATGTGGAGGCACCTCTAGGCAACCCGAAGGTAGCGATTCATTCACCAAGAGTCTTGTCCCACCGCTTTCCTCTTGGCTACTCCAGTCCCTCGCTAACAGGCTGGAACCTAAACACGGGGTGTCCTTGCTAGGTGTCTACTCTGACGGGCAGCCGATTCAGGCTCACAACTAACGGGCGTCTTGCCGGTCAGCAGAATAGAAAAAGCCCACATAAGACTAGAGCGTGGCTCTGGCATGAGCAGCGTTGAAAGCAATGGAATCGGTAGGTTCCCATCAATTTCAAAACTACACACGCCCCAGACTTATATGGGCTTGCGTACTACCGATTTTTGATTCCAACAGGTGCCACCCTGCTGACAGTTGAAAGACTATCACAAGTCCAATTAGTTCCGCAAGTGTTTTTTCCCGGCATCACGGAGCCGGGGGCCGACGGGGTAGGAATCGTCGGAACCATCCCGCCAGACCATAGTAGAAAAAAAACCCCCGGGTGTCTAGGCCGGGGGAAGGTACCGCGAGGAGGTGTCCATGCCGCTAGGAGATCACGGACGAGTGCCAAGGAGATTGGCAATCTTTACTATAAATATCCCCAGCGTTTATGTCAACTATCCCGCCTTGATCTGGGGATACCCATCCAAATCAACGTCGTATTTAATCCCATTGACCCGGAGAACCACATCCGGCGCACAGTTACAGGGATTCTTTTTAGATAACTTGCACCCGTCATCATGGGATACCTCGGCCAAGACGGCCACGCCATTCCCATGCTGCTGCTTAACCAGACCCATACCAAGATCAATCCTCTGCAAATAATCAAGTCTCATTTGACCTCCAAGTATCCGCTCTCAAATAACCAACCGATCGTTCGACGATGCGCCTCATCCCACATATTAACTCTGGCCTCCTTCGTCAGCCCAGCCCCCTGATCCAACTCCATATGGCACTGATAACACATGGCCGCTATACGGTAGTCATGGGCCTTCAAACCACGACCCTTGCCATCCCTTAACTGATTGGAGTGGGCGGCAACCACTGTCCCATTCTTGGCGTTACAGACCTGACACGGAGATTCTCTTACCACCTCTAATAATTTCTTGTTTCGGTACACCCGGCTTCTCCCTAAATCCATCTGCCAATAACTCCATAACCTTAGCCGCCCGTAGCATCTGATCAACCTCAAATGGATTGCCCATATGCTTGGCGTTTGCCCGTAACCAAGCGGCTAGTTTGTAAGCCTCATTCATTTACTATCTCCACGATAACTAATCCACAAACACAAAATTGTAAACGCCGAAATAAACAGGAAGAACTTAACGGCATGAAGAACTGACCAGTCAATAAAAAACATTATCATTTCCCACCCCTTAGTTTACGCTCATCAAGTATCTCTTGGTTCAAGGCACCCAAGTCAGTTTGTAACATACTTATCTGAGACATGGCGCTGGCCAGTCTGGATTCCAAGGATGTGACAGTCTCCATAGCCTTGCTATGCTTATCCTTCCAGAAATCTATGACCTCGGACTTCTGATCGACCTCCCTTTGCAGGGCGTCTACCAATAAATATAAGTGATTCGTCTGACCATCTTCACCCATGACCTACCTCCTCATTCCTCTTGCTTCCCATAATATCTGACTCAGCCGATGCAGTATCTCTTCCAATTGTTTTTTGTTTTCGTTGTACAGGCGCTCAGACAAATAGAAAAAGCAGGCCGCCTTACCGTCATCGAAATCAATGTGTACAGAATCCATCAACTGACCGACCTCATCAAACCTGTATGACAACTCATCAAGGTCATTGCTTACTTGCCACGTGCCATTAAGTAATTTGTTCAAGTCCTCTATCTTAACTAGGGCCATCGACGGGGATTTATTGGTCGCTTTTTTCTTCATTTTTAATTTCTCCTTTAAAGTTTTTCCGTAAATTTGATAACAACAAAGCGTGGTGCTTTACATTTGGCCGTGGGGATGGCTCTAAATTATCATCCCTGAATATATCTTTATGTAGAAACCAACCGAGTATTTCTATTGTTCTAAATTGAACTGTACAAAATATGTATCGATCTATATTGTCCTTGGCTTTCCATTCGGGAACAAAAACCTTATCTTTCCCCGGCTTGGTACTCTTTACATCAATTCTATTACCATTGATAACGCAATCAGCCCCACCTTTTCTTGGCTCGAAGGATAGATCCGGGCAGACATTGAAGTGTTTGCACACTCCAAACTCTCCTACCAAACCGTCAACGCCAATCAGAAACCCATCGTCGTAGCCCATCTTCTTATCTGCAACCTTAGCGTATTCATTGACATACGTTCGGACTGAGGACAGGTAGACTGCCAAAGAGTATTCGCTTGGCTTGAGAATTATTTTGTTACACTCCATGTCTTGCCCAAGTTTATTGATTTGTGCCATTTATTGGATTCCTTTTTAGATAGTGCGGCCGCAAGACTTACTTTCTTGGATCGCGTTATTTCACTTCTGTCCCGGTTGATTTTGTCGTAATCGGATTCAACCTTATCAACGTCATAATTAATTTTAGACATGGCGTCAGCCAGAGTTTCAATCTCCTCATGCTTGTGCTTCCACAGAATGTCAGCAATCTTGGGTAGATAGGCGCATATAAATCGTCTGGCATAAACATTTCTATGGCCAATCAGTTTCGGTATACGCTTTAACTCATCAAACTGGTCATCTGTAATGCCAAAGTTTCTTTTGAATATCATGCAAAGGATGTACATTTTTAAGGTGTCAGCCCCGTAAAACTTATCAATTAGCAGCCGATCCCACTCCCTTTGTAGGTTCACAGGGGCTTGTTTATCCACTGTTCTTCTCCTTTAGTTTGGCTTCTACGGCCCTATAAAATACACTCCCCCTGTCGCTGTAACATTCCCACACTTCCTCATCCGTCAGCCCAACCCACTCATGTTTACGTTTTGCCGTTTCATCGACACGTTCTTGCGATATGTCGATGGCGTGTACACGTTCAGGTTGCTCTAGTGCTTTGCGTAGATTTTCTTTTACTGATGTCCAAGTGTTGGGGCAAGTGTTTTCCAAAGCCGTCAACGCCAACTCTGCTGCATCGCGTAAGTCGCTCATAGCCTAGTACCACCACGATTGTTAGCGCAGGGCCATACTTGGGCTAGAGCATTAACCACAAGGGAATCAGCGGAGTAATGTCTTCTTTCGGGATTAAGTTCTAAATACTGCTTGACCACATCCCGGGCTTGTCCTGCGGTTACATTTTGTGGGGCACATACCTTTACCCTAGCGTAAACATCAGCCACACCTTGAACATAACCAAGAGCAACCATCTTTGGAATAGCCTCCGAATCGTTCATCCTCGACAACAGACCATTGCCATCCAAAAACTCAGCACTCGCCATGCACGGGACAAATAATAAAGTAGCGATTAATTTTTTCATTTTCTTGTCCTTTTCTTAATTGCGGGAAGTCCCAAGGTCATAGGGTCTCTAGCCTCCATCATTTCGTCAGCAAAACGGTAAGCCTCTTTGGCTATGTCCTGCTCATCTCTAATGATCAAGGCGCACATTGCAAGACTGGCAAAGATATCCCTCAAGGTATCCTTATCATGATCCGTCATTAGGATTCTCCAAGGCCAATATCTGATCCGATAAAACGGCTCCGATATCCCGGCCATTAACGGCTACCATCTGCGCCTCTTTACAGTCGAACACAACCTTGGCCGCATCCCTGATGCCCTTGTTGTATCCACCCTTGAAAGAGTCATTGCCATTAATCATCACAGCAATAGCATCTCGAATCATCGTGGACGCCTTGCGCTCCTTGGCAAGGGATTTGATCTTTACAAACAACTCCTCAGGCAAATAGACTGAGTAAGGTACTAATTTCTTTTCCATGTGTCATATTCCTTTTGTATTTTTTCTAGCCTCTTTCGGGCTTGTTCATCGGTCTTTAGTTCTGATCTAGACTGAACCCCAAGGGCATCCCGCATCCAGTCGGTCGCTTCCTTCTCGTTCTTAGTGATGATCTGCGTATCATCAAACAAGTAGTCCCAAAAGGTAGGGTCGCGGCACATCAGGCCAGCAATACGAACGTACTTATTGCCGTCAAATTCCTGCGGATCCATCGGGGTTTCGTCTACACCTATACGAACCATGACCACCTGATACCTAGCCCCAACAAAGTGGCGCAGCAGGTCTTCAGGTATATCGTCAGGGTGCAAAGACAGGGTAAGAACATAGCCGGTCTTATCCTGTTTTAGCGCAACCTTGACGGCCTCAAAGTTCATGGTCTTCATCTAGCCCCCTTAGAAAGGAACGTCTTCGTCAGGAGCAACTGGCGATTGGGGTTTGACATACGGCTCAGATGCTTTAAAAGGTTCGGACACTATTACGGAGAGGCAGTCCATGCCTTTGAACTTTCTTTTCCAACCCGAGATCGATATCTTTACTGGGTCTTCGCTCTTGCTGATCAGCGCCTGAAGCAGGCTCTTCTCAATCATGACGTTACCTCTGAGATCTGGATGCGATTCTGACGGTTTGCTCTCGGGAGGCCATAGGGTGCCGCTGTTTGGTCTGGGTATATAAGCCATTATTCTTCCTTAAATTTGTTTTTAACTTTGGTGAACTCTTCCATCAACTTCTTGAACCACTCAGGATCCCGTGACTTAGCCTCGTCAAACAAAGACTTGTTGGCCTTGAACACAGCCATAACATCCTGATCCTTTTCCGCAAAACCCAGTAGAGTCGTGGTCGATGCCCATACGGCCTCAAACCAGTCAGGCTCATTAGCGTCGGGCTTCATAGTTATTTTGATACCCCAATCCTTTGGCGCATCTTCTACCTTGGGTGCTGGCTTAGGCTGGGGCTTAGGCTCTGTCTTGGGTTCGACCTTGACGCTACCCGTCGTAGCATCGAGGGCATCATGCTCGACAATCTCAAAGGCGGCCGTCCATAGATAGCGACGCAGATAAGTCTGCACAGCACCAAGGTTTTGTACATCATGGCAACCCTTGAGTTCAGCCTTAGACATGGGGGAGGTGAATACTATGCAGTCGTTGGTCTCGACATCGTAGATATTCAGATAGGCCAAGTCATTGGTGTAGGACACCACGCCACACAGCCCAACCTCTTGGCAGATCTTCTGAATCGCTGGTAGGAAATCCCCAAGTTCAAAGTATTCGTACCCTGCAAACTTATTCTTGCCGGACTTGGTTAACTTCGTGTTCTGAAGTATGACCCTAGCGGACTGTAACTTCTTATAAACGCTCACTCTGTACCTCCATTAATTTTTGTAAGTAATGGGCGGCTTTCTCCAAATCCTGCATCCCGCCCTTCTCCTTGTACCTAGACACATACTTGACTACACATCCCTCCAAGTACCCCAAGTTATTAGAAACAATGTAATCCCAAGGCTGGATCGCCTTATTCTTGTAGTGCTCCCCGCCCACCTGTTCTTCATTGGCTAGCCTTGGAATATCGATATTCCGAAGTTGCTCTAGCGTCATACGTTCTCCAAGTATTCGTCTGCCAAACGAGCCGCTGAATTAATAACCCTTGCAAATATGTCTGCGGCTTCCTCTGGAGAACATTGGTATTCCAATGGGTCAGGAATCATGTTTGGGTTGGCGGCAAGAGCCAACATAAAGTCATAGATCATTTCGGTTCTAGTTTTCATTTACTCTCCTGATACTCGCGCCATTGCTGGCAACGATGGTTGACTGGGCAGAAAGTTTCACACCGAGTGCGACTGCCCGGACGCACTTCGATTTCATAACCCTTACCGGCCTTCTCCAAGGCGGCACTGGCTTCAGACTCAGACTCATGGACAGACTTAGCCCGGACGCCGCCGGTCTTCTTGACAGCCCACATGGTTGGCTTTTCCCACATCTCATCAGGCGTACAGGGGGGCAAGTCGCTGTCGGTCTCCATTGCAAACTCACAGGCCGAATGCTCATTAATACGGCTACGGATAAAGGCAAGCCGCTCTTCCATCGGCCATAGTTTGATGGGGATCTCCTTGATCGGCGCCTCGGGGTATCCCTCACGATTAGCGGCATCCCTGCGGTTCCAGTCACGGATGATGGCTACGATACCCACCGAGGTCACGGGCGTCTTCTTGACCGTCTCCACAAGCCACGCATAGATGTTTAACTGGTGCTCCCACTCGATCTTCTCGTTCATCACCGCCCATGCTGAGGTGGTCTTGTAGTCACGGATATCAATCCCGGCCTCATTGATGATCTGTAGATCGATCGCCCCGGAGATCTTCCAGCCATCTACCTCGGCATGGAGGCGCTCCTCGACCCTGTGGTTGTCATCCTTGCCATGCTCTAAGACGCCGTGGACGGCCGTGCCAAAGATAGACCAAACCATCTCCGAGACATCCTGCTCGATCTCGTCATCAAACTTCTTGGTCAGGGCTACGATCTTTGGGCTGTTGATTAACTGTGTTACTGAGAGGTGCGCCTTGCCCTTGGAATAGGTAGGCCGGTGCAAAATGTTGACAAAGGTTTGCGGTATGTTGAACCGATTGGTAAGTTTCAAGTTTTTCTCCTAGCGATAGACAACTGAATTATCATGTAAAATAAATACCATGTCAACAGGTTGTACCCATTGAATGTCATCTGCTATAAAATCTCACTATAACACCTGTTACAGTGAGAAATCTAATAAAATCAATAACTTAGGAGAAAATTTTTGCATATTCAACTGTTACTACCTTGGATACCTAGCGTTAACCACTACTGGGGGCAGGTAGGAAAGAGAAAATTTATTGGCAAAAAGGGCAAGGAATTTCGTATGGCTGTAGCAGAGGCGGCGGCCGATGCCAACGTCGAGGCGCTCGAAGGTAGGCTGGCTATCCATGTGGCGCTCTTCCCTCCAGACAAGAGGAAGCGGGATATTGATAACGTACTGAAGGCTTTGCTAGATGCCTTGGAGCACGCAGGCTGTTACGAAAACGACAGTCAGGTTGATGAGTTACACGTCATCCGCCAAGAGGTAAAGAAGGGCGGCGCCTGTACAGTCATCATCCTGCCTATAGATTAGCCATCTCCCTCAAGGACTTCAGGTCTACGTTCTGTAGGATCTCCCGCTCAATAGTCTTGAGTTCCCTGATCTGCTCGGCTTTCTCTGAAGCAGACATCTGATCAGAGGCTGTGATCTGAGAGATTGCCCGACGGATATCGGTCAGGTTCTTGGTGATTCTATTGACCGCCTTAGCCATCCCAACACGAGTGAGGTTAGTCTCATCGGCCAAGAACTCCTCGATCTCATGGGGGCTGCGTTTCTTCAGATCGTTCAGGGTATTGACGGCCGTAGATACCTCATCCCGTAGGACGTAGAAATCATTCTTCAGGGCGGTCTCGTACTCCTTCGACACGAACCCACTGGTGCCCGGCAGGGCAGCCACGGCCTCCATAAAGGACATAGCGGGTCTAGGAACCTCAGGATCGTTGTGTAAGGCGAAGTTAGTCATGTACAGGGCCAGCCCCCCTGCCGAGCCAAACATCCCCCGTATCAGGTGATCTGCCGCAATCGGGGAGATCAGCCCGGTCTGCCCAAACCACTTAGCCAACTCCGATGTGCTGTCGTTGAACTGACGCTCAGTCTCAAGACCCTTCTGGTAGGTTCCAACCAGAGGGCGGCCTTGGAAGAAATTGTAGTTAATGCCGACTTCAAATGCCGGTTTAATAGCCTGCGGGAAAACGGTCGGGCTAAGTAGGGCGTTACCCAAGGCAGCCTTCATGGAGTCCCTGAACTTGCGACCATCTGATGCCCCGTTGTCGGTCATAAGCATATACATATGTTCAGTAACAATCTTCGGGATAGAGAAGATGTCTGAACGAATTGGGATCGATAGCCCTGTCCCGGGGATCATGAACAGGCGGTCACGCATAACCGATGGCTTGTTCAGATAATCCTCGTCATCCCCAATCAACATGGCGTAGATCAGGGATAGGGCCATCACAGAGGCCGTGGTGGCCGCCAGAGTCCCGAGGGCTGCCTTACGCTCAGTCGGGGATATACCCACCCCTGAGATCGTTCTATAGGCTACGTGCTGGGCTGCTAGGTAGGCATTAAAGAACGGGATTATCTGACCGGCAATAGCCAACTCTTTACTGCTACCACGGTTACGGAAGTTAATCAGGTTAAAGGCTTTCTCAATCGCCTCGGCACGACTTGTTCCTTGGGCTATGGATGCCTCATAGACGGCCTGACGAACGGCGTTATCTGAAGCCATAGAGACGTGCTCAAGGAAAGACTTGACCTTGTTCAGTACCCCGGGGCGAGCCTTGAGTCCAGCGTATATCTCAGCGTCCTCACGGGCAATCTGCGCCGTAAAGTCACGGATACCTACCACGCCAATCCGCTCCAACTCTTTGTGGGTCTGGCTGCTCTTAAATAAAGTCTTGACAAATTCTTTGACTGCCCGGGCAGGGATGGTCAGGGCGAATCTAGTCTTTAGGCCAGATGAGAACATGGCCGCAAAGGCGTCCTGAGGAACCTGAGATACCGAGAACAGAGGATACAGAACCACGGACTTACGCAGCCAGTTTGAAAGTTTTGCAAAGTATTTAAGAGACGGGATTGCTACGCTCTCAAGGCCGGTGAAGGCTTCCATGAACAGAGGATCGTCTAGGCTGTAATACTCTGCATTCCCGTCCCTCCACACCCGAACACTGTTATCACCCTGCGTTTGCTTCTCTACCTTCTTGGCGATACCCATCTCTACGGCGGCATCGATCTTAGCCAAGGCTAGACGGTTCATCACAGACCGTTTGACGGCGTACTGAGTCCAGCGAGCCATGTTGTCAAAGATGTCAGCGACCGGCTTATCTGAACCCTTAAGTTTCTTTTCCTTGGCCTGAACCTGAAGGTTCCTTAAAAACTCTTTCGGGCCTTTACCCTTCTCTAACTGATCCTCGCGGTAGAAAGGAACGTAGTCCATGTTACTCAGGAGACCCTCAGCCTCCTGCTCAGACCACAGGCCGCTTTCTACCAGTTCTTTGCGGGAGTTCTCACGGATGCCGTTCCAAGTATCTACAAGGGCGTTTAATTCTGGGATGGTGTTAAAGAGTTCAAGGCCACGCTGAATCTGCTCATCGGTCATGTGGACAAACTTAAAGTCCTTGACCTTACGGCGCACCTCTTTAGAGGCCAGATCACGGGCGGTAGGATCTGGGCTAGTCCTAGCCATGTCGCGCAGGTCATCAATCTCTACCTTCAGGGCACGGTTAAACCGGGCAATAGAACTTAGCCGCTTGGCCTCAAAGGCTGTATGACTAACACGCTCGGCCTGCTCTTTGGTTAGGCCATACTTAGTCCCGATCGTATCGATACCCTGCACCAGAGATACAAAGTTATCCTTCTTGTCGGTGGCTACGTACTTGTAGATCGATGGATCATAATTAAGGCCGCCGTACCGAATGAACAAGTTAGCCAAGGCATCCGGGTGGACAGCCTGACTGGAACTGATGCTGAGAAGAATGCCCATCTTCTCCTGCTCGCTCATCGTTGTCTCATTGATGAGGCGCCGGATTGAGTTGTTTATAGCGGCATCGCTATTGAAAACATAGGTCTCAATCTTATCCAAGAACCGGACGGTGGCCTTCTTGGCCGCTTCCTTGGTGGCCTGAGGATTATCAGTAGCGTTATCCCAATACTCACGAGCCTTCTGACGCATCGTGGGAGTCTCTTCTACCTGACGCCCAAGGTCGTTGATCGTATCGAGGGCTGCCTGACCTTCGGCCGTGGGGGTCATCTTGACCTTCTGACCACGGACGCTGGCATTGAATAGGTTGATCTGATCTTGAGTGGCGATAGGTTTGGCAGACGGGGCTGACTTGACCAACTCTTGCTTTCCTGCCTCCATTACAGGCAAAGCAAACAACTCATCAGCAATTGCAAGAACCTCAGAGAGCGCCGTTTCCTTGGCCTTGGGTAGACCTAAGAACTCACGGATGGCGTCAACAAAGGCGTTCCATGCGGTCTTACCTTTGTATGGAATCGACTCAAGATATGCCTGCATATCAGGATCTGTAAGACCCCAAGCAAGAATCTCATCTTCATCTTTTAAAACATTTGCCCCATTTACGTAAACTTTTTTCTCTAATGCCGTAAGTTGATCGATAGGCACACTCTTGACTCGGCTATTGAAATGCCTAACAACAGCGTTGCGTACATCATATAGTCGTGTGAAAAGTTTTGCCGCTTCTGTTCCCTGCATTGACTTTAAATTACCAAGGTAGGTAGCGCCAGCAGTCACGGCGTGAATCAACTCATGGAGAACAATTTTTTCTTCAGTTCCTACCCTACCTGTTACGGTTGAGTTGTTTAGCCATATATCTACTGAAAGAACTTTTTTTTCTGACCTGTCAATTAATGAAGAGGTCGTTCCGTCTGCACTCAACAAACCAACAGGAACCTTATCCCCAACACCGACGATATGAAGTTTGAATGGAACCCCTGCATCCATTAACTTCTGCATACGGTCTACGATCCGTTTGGCAATCATCCGGTAGTCTGGATTAGTGGCGTTGTCAGCCATCCACTTGGCAGCCTGCAATGGATTCTTGCCCTTGAGCGCCTTCTCTACCCGTTGGGCTTCTGCAATATCAGTTACATTGCCAACCGATTGAGTAATCCGTGGATCAGAAGGACTAAACTCCCCTGTGTTGCTTATAGCGGACTTAATTTGATTAGGCTCAAACGCCACCCAAACTTGTTCTATTTCAGTTTCTAAGAAATTATCAAGATCTAAATAGTCAGTTATGTATTCATCTTTTTCAAGATTTGGCTTTCCAGTTACTTTGCCATCATATAAATCTACACCGCCATTCTTATCATTTTTAACAAGCGTATATGATTTTCCAGAAAAATCTTTAAAACTAACTTGCCCAGTTTTTTCAAATTCTTTTTTATTAATATTTGGTTTTCCAGAATATTGAATGCCGTCATATCCCATGTCTTGTAAGCGATATCTAATTTCATCGCCAACAGATCTAGCGCTTTTTCTTAAAGCAGACTCTTGGTTTAAATCACTTTCTTTATAAACTTGCTTAGAAACTTGTTTCCATACATCGCTAGGCGCTGGGTTTTTAATACTTAAAAAAACAGGAATTGTATTTTTTGCATCACGCATTGCTGGCGATGTGAACTTATCGCTAGAAAACCAAAAGCCATTGAATGGTGTGTCGTAATCGACTGCACGAATTTTTTCTTTATTAAAAGTATCGAACAATTCTTCAGCAGTAGCGTGATACATAATCAAAGGCTTGCCATTTTCATCAACAACTTTGCTGTCTTTGAAGAACCTTTTAAAGTTTGGTGATGATGTATCAACTGATTGTTTTTTACCCGAAACGGAATAAAGAAATTTTTCTCTGGATTCGTACTTAACATTCTTTGCTAGTACAAACCGGCCAACCTGCAATACCTCATCAGCCGAAGCAACCGGCATCATGTTGCTGCGGTCATAGAAGAAGGAATGACGTAATGGGTCAAGGCTAACCTGAGTCCATGATGGATCTTTTAAAAGACTCTGGACTTCAGAATATATTTCTTTGGGGTCTTGATTAACCCACTCACCTATCAGAACTTGCTGGGGTTTCTTGTCATCAAGATTCTGGGCTATTTCAAAACTTGCAATTTCAGCGCCAATTTCGGTTCTAACATTTTTAATTCTTGCCGCACCGTAATATCCCAAAGATGTGTTTGTGTTTACTTTTGGCTCTTTGCCCTTGCTTGGAACAGACGGATGTGCTGTAACCACGCTACCATTGATACCCTTGGACTTGCCCCTCTTTAAGGCATTGATGTCCATACGCAGGCCAACGATCGCCCCATCTTTTATTGGCTCATTAATCTTGTCTACTTGATTTGACCGAAGAACCTTTTTCATTCCTTCTGCATCAAGCGGGGCCTCAGGCTTATCCACCTTGTAGACAGGCATATGGTACTCAACATACCGATCGTATTCTTCTTTGGTAATTCGTCCGGCAGCCAGTTCTCTTGCGGCCAAAACTACCTGTTCATTGCGACCTTCCTTAAGTTTGAAATCGGGAGGAGGAGTTAACTTGGGCGGCGCCTTTTGGAAACTTACTTTGGTTTCAAACAATCCCGTCTCTGTTGCAGGGGCTGCGGCTCTCTTGGGGGCTTGATCAGCCAAACCTCTAGCACCAAACATATCTCCTGTAGGGGCGGACTCTGCCTCACTAACTTGGGGCGTTAGGGTGAATAGGCCGCGCTCTCGATCGGCAATTGCTTTGCGTTCTGCTGCTTCACGATCAGTCTCTTGCCTTGCTAACCTTGCTGCAATTTCAGCATTGGATTCGCCAGTAAGTTTTAGTTCTTCTCTTTCGGCTGTTTCAGTTCTAGCCGGTCTAGTAGGTTCCGGAGCACCTGTCGGCGTGCCTTCGGGGAGAGTTTGCTCAATATCTCTTGCACTCTCTTCTTCTGCTGCAATTTCCGCGAGGATGTCTCTGAGGTCGTCAAGTTCTATCTCCCTTTGAATTTCTGTTTCAATGCCATCTAGCGTCATCCCGATAGTGTCTAACTCCATCTTTGTTTCGTATGGGAGGAAGTCGGAGTTACGCAGGGCTGTTTTAATGTATTCCTCAGCGGCTGGCTCTTTCTCGGCCAGTTCTTCCGCTGTTTCTGTGCCGTATATGCGAAGTTCAAACGGCAGCCACTCATTCAACGATTGATCGTTGATCATTGTTGAAATCTTTTGACCGCCCTTTTTACGAATAAAGTTAAAGGCTTTGTCTGGAATGATCTTCCCAGTCTTGGTTTTTTCAGACGCTATGTCAGTGACTTCACTGGGATCCAAGCGATTGTCAGGAACCTGTATCGGCTTGCCTTCCTTGTCTTTCTTGGGACGATAGGTAAAGAACTCCAGAAGGCTGTTCTCTCTATCAACCTTAGATAGCCTGTCTGCGCGTTCAGATAACTCAGTCATCTCTTGGTCGCGTCTAACCTCGTCAGGAGTCTTGGGTAGAGGCTCTTGAGATACTGGAGTGGTCTCAAATGGGGGCGGCGCTTCTTCAGCAAAGGTCGGCCCGATTTCTCTTGGGGGTGCAGCCTCAGGGGGCAGAGTAATCTCAGGGGCAGAAGGCAGAGTAATCTCTGGCTCAACCCTTGGCGCAGGGGCGGCAGCGGCCGGAACAACAGGCGCATCGGGCGCTGAGAACACACTTTGGATTGAGTCTTCAATTGTGAACCCTGCTGAAACCATGTTACTCAGGTCTATAGGCTCACCGTCAGGGCCGGTAGCAACGATCGTTCCTGCGTCGTCTTGGGCCACACTGATCGTGGTTGGGTTTCCTGCTTGGTCTACCGTCTGATAGTTGGTAACTACAGGAGGAGCAGGTGGCGCCTCAGGTGGGGCTTCAACTGGAGCAGCGGGAGGAGCACCTCTAGATAAGGCACCCAGTCCACCACCAAGCGCACCACCGGCTAGACCTTCTAGGGTCGCAGCACCGGCAACGCCACGTAACGTTGATACATCAAACCCTTCTCTCTGAAGAGCGATGTTCTGTGCTAACTGTTCTTGACCGGCCTGAGCCATCTCAGGAATCGCTTCGGTTACGGCACCTTCAGCAGCCCGTCTACCTACACCCTTGGCCGCTTGTTCGGCAACCTCCCCCTTACCAAATCTATTTAAGAGAAGTTTCTCAACACCGGTACGCCCTGCTAGTCCACCAAGGGCTGTGCCTAGCAATATCTGACCCCAGTTCTCTCCGCCATAAGACTGCGCTGCCTGCGCTCTAGCCTCTGCTACCTCAGGGGATTCTCCTGCTTCAGTCAGGGCGCCCTTGACGGCATCATAGACAGATCCCTTGACGATACCTGCGCCTGTTGCTCCACCAATTCCAGTGGTAACTGCCCCAACTCCAGCGGCACCAAGTTTTAAAAGTTTGGCATATAGACCGCCTGCCACAGCAGGTGCGGCACTACCCAAAGCCTGTGCTAGAAAGTCCACCGGAGCCGAAGCAAAAGCCTTAGCGGCAGCAGTAACCTCAGCAGCAATACCCTTGTCCTCGGCCTCTTTCATGATCCGAGCAATTTCTTGCTGATCGTTTCTGGCCTCAGCCGATAGGAGGGAGTCTAGGTAATCCTCAGCGCCCCTGATCCCGCGAGATACAGGATTGTTTGCGCCAAATATATCTGCAATCGCACGAACACCAGAGGCCGCACCCTTGGCAACAGTTACAGGTATATCTGCTGCCTGACGCAGGAACCCAGACTCTTCTGGCTTTGGAGGAGCCGGAGGAGCAACAAGCCTGCGTAACTCTGGGCCAACCGCCTGCTCAATCTCTTCCTGAGACATCCCCTCAGGAACTTCGAAGTCCGCAATCTTCCCGTCAGGTAACTGAAACGATGCGATAGGCATAAGTGCCTTATCTCACGCCAAGGAATTTTACGCCCGGAACCGCTCCGCCTTGAGAGGACATTAATTCTTTTGCCTGAGTCATTAGTTGTTCAGGGGTGGCGTTTATATTTTTAGTACGATCTTTAACAATCTTTAATGCGTCTTCAATTGTCAGTTCACCAGTCTTGCTTGTGCCAAGGATAGTGCGTGTCGCCTCTTTAATAACCTTCGGGTCTTTGCTTCCGCCAGTAAGAGCAGTTAATTGCTCTTGGAATGTGCTGGGCTTAAGCGCAGTCTGACGGGTGTACTTAAGTTTCTCTTTCTCAAGATCCAGAAGTTCAGCCTGATTCTCAAGGGCAAGAGCCTTATCAACATCACTACGCTTGAGCGCATTAGCCTCTTTACGCAGATCCCGTGCAAGTTTCCCGTACTCTTTCTCTTCAGCCTTGATCTGTTTGATGGACTGCTCGTAAGACTCAAAGCCTTCTAATCCACCCTTGGCTATGTTGCTAAGAGCATAAGGGGACGTACCAGCGGCCATACCAAGACCAGCCCGGATCAATGACATTCTCAAGGCGTCAAACTTATCGTCAGCAAGTTTGCCCTTGTTTTTTTCTAAGGCGGCAAGTTCTTCTTCGGTCGTGTCTGTTACACCCAGTTGCTCAAGCATACGTCTACGCCGATCAAGCATATTTTCTTTGGCTGGGATTGCTGCTATGCCGGGTTCGGGTTTAGCAGCGGGACGTGGTGCGGCAGCACGAGGAGTAGGCACTGGGGGTAATTCAACTCCCGTATCCGTATCTTTGAAATCACGGCTTAGGTCACGGTCAACTGGGACATACTGGGTTTCAGGCATGAACATATCAAAAGTTCCAGCCAACCCACCCTCATCAAACGCTACGATGCCACCGCCTGCATAGCCCTCATCACTGTACATATCTTCAGGTACTGGCAATGAGGCTACTCCTGCATCCATAGGAGCCTGCTGAGGCGCTTCTGCTTGGGCATTGATAGCCATAGCCTGCTCGATAACTGAGGGCTGCATGGGCTGTTGCATAGCCTGCATATTGGCAGCGGCCTGAGCCATCTGGGCTTTCTCATTCAGAATGATCGGTAGGACATCAGCCGGGATACGCCCCTGCTGGGACATAGCAATCAGTTGCTGTTGAGGTAACTGTGCTAATGACTCGATTGGCCCCTCTTGCAGTTTGAGGGCTTGAAGTATTCCCATTGCCATATTAGTTATCCCTTACTTATTCATGAAAGCGCCAAGACCGGCAATTCCAAGACCGGCTAACTGGCTTGCAAAGGAAGGCGGCGGCGCAGTAGTAGTTTGAGTTTTATCTGTCAACGGAATACCACGGATAAAGCCGCTCAGTTTGTCAAGTTGAGTCTCAGGATACTGGATGCGCTCTAAGAGGTTCTGGTAGTCAATATCTGTCTTCTGTTGCGCTAGAGCACGCTCGTAGTCACCATAGGCTCCGAGGGTCTTGAGACGGTCAATGTCTGCTGTCTGTTGCTGAACGCCCAATTGACCGAACTGCTGGCCTAGTGTGCCGTAAGTTTGTGCCTGTTGCAGACGAGCAGTACGCTCTGCTTCCAGTCCTTTTTGACCGGCCTCATAGGCGGCCTGAAGTCCCTTGGCTTGGATGTCACCGAGTTGGTTCTGGAGGTTGCGCTCACGCTCTGTGGTGGCAAGCAGTTGCCGTGCTCCGCCATAAGTACCTTGACGGGCTGCACCTAAGTTAGTGGCTAACTGGGCTTTCTGAGCATCTGTTAAAGCCTGCTGTTTTTGAACGTCAATAACGCCCTGTGCATAGGGAGACATATACTGCTGCATCACCCCTTGATCCAACATACTTGGAAGCCCGGTGGCTGCGGCATAGCCTGAGCCAAGAGCGCCAGTCCCCATAGCAAACTGCCCGGGGGTCTGCATAGCAGAGAGTTGTGCGCCTACCTGTTGTTGTCCGGGGGTTAGACCCGCTACTCGCTGTGCTCCGGTATAGAGGTTAGCCGCTTCTAGGGGGCCTTTGATATTGGCTTGATACTCGGCAGGAGAACCTGCTCCGTAGAGTTTAAATGCCTGTGGGATTAGGCCGGGGACGCCTTGGGCACCGGTTTTATAAAACTCTTCAAACGCGGTAGGTAGTGCCGAGGTTACGACTTGTTGGGTAGTTGCCATGATCTATCCTTTAAACAGGCATCAAGCGACGAGTATTGACTTCAGGCGCCTGACTGGTTTTGCCTGTGCGTGACTTACGAACACGATTCATCATTGCGTATAACTTTTTAGCCCCGGCATTAGAGGAGCCATTACCAAGGTGGGATACCACGTCAGCGGGGACTACAAACTCACCATCAGCCAGTCGGGCTTCCTGCTTACCCTCAATATTAGCCCTGATGGAGTCGCTCATTCCGTCGCCACCGCCACGAAGATACCGAGGGGGCAGACCACCTTTGGCTAGGGAAGCAATCCCGCCCTGCATCATATTGTCATCGCCACCGATTTCATCGTCGTAAGAGTCGATCCGACCACCCATCGCCATGCCGCGCTCACGACGGACATCTTCTTCAGTTAGCCGCTGGTAGTTATAAGGATAGTCACGAAGAACACCCTGTGCCCACTCAATCTCTTCTTTCTTGCGGTTTTCCCGGTCAGCCATAATGCGGTCAGCCTCGGCTTTAGCGGCGTCAAGTTCTTTCTTAGTTTGATACATTCCGTAGGCAGTTGCGGCACCAGAGCCAATTAACGCCACATCTTTAGCGGTGCTAATCATCTCACGGTAATCTGGTGGGATAAGGTCTTTAACATAATTGGATGCAGTCCCGTAAGCCTCTTGTATTGGCTTTGGAATAAGATCCGTAATACCTTGTTTTACGTCGGCATAGCCTTGTTTTGCGGCGTCATAGCCTTGACTTAATGGATTACGTGTGTCTCTTAAGATCTGATCTTGTGAAACATTATATGAATTATCTACCCCATAAGGATCCAGTTCAGGGGAGGCATTGGTATTCATAACTTCAAGACCCTGACCTGCATCGTAAGCCTGAGTAGGAGTGGATGCTTCTGTTGGCAAACTACCAAGTCCAGCGTCTGCTGTGGTCGTCCCTGCACTTGCATATTGGCTTGTTGCGTCAGCACCACTGACATAAGAACTAGGGTCTGGAGTATAAGTAATTGGCTCTACAGGGGCATTGAAGTATGAAGTTGCAGCATCTGAAGCAGCACCCTCAAAAGCACCCGGCCCCGACATAGAGACCGCTTGGCTGACGCTTGGATACATACTGGGGGCGCTAACAATATCTATCCCCGCATCAATGGCTTGTTGGGCTGCAAAGTCTGCACCAGCGCCAGCGCCAGCACCAGCACCTCCACCAGCCTCTGCACCACTACCCATACCTTGAAGTTGCCCTGCGGCATACGTCAAAGCGCCTGCTTTAAGCGCGGATTTAGTATCAAAACTGCTACCCTCTGGGGCTAAACCAGCGTATAAGGCGGCTCCAATCGGGCCACCAAAGTAGGCAGCAGCAATCTGACCAACGGGGCCAAGAGCCTTGGCGATAGACTCAATACCGCTTTCAATCCCTTTGCCAATCGCAGAGCCTAATTTGTAAATTGGCTTGGGGATAATTTTCTTAAATGGGTTTTTAAATTCGGGTAAACCCGTATATGGGTTGATAGTCCCTGACCCACCAAGGAGTTGTAGGATCCCAGCCTCTTGGGGATTAATGTGGGCAAGGACGGTATCGCCTTCCCGGCCTCGACGCCGGATCATCTCAGCGGCATTCTCTAGGCCGTAGGTTTCCTTAACCCAACCACCTTTTTCAAAGGCAGGCATGGGAGGGGCGTATGCGTATTGGGGGGTAGCGGGGGCTGAGTACATAATTAGATTATCCTAGATTTGTCAAGTGATGTCACTGAGTTAAGTCAAAGAAGGACAGGGAGCCAACCCCGTCACCCAAGGTGGCTCCAGAAACCGTCCGAACGGCTAGGGTGTAAATATCGCTCACCCCCGCAATGCTTGCCCCTAACTGCAAATCAAAGTTGTAGTCGTTAGGAAGGCTTGTTTGGGAGACCCCAGCGCTGCCAGAGGATGTAACGTAATCCGTCTGGACGATTGTCCCCACGGCTGAAATGGCGGTAGCCGCTACGTCGTACTCTACGTTTGAGTCTGAATCCACGGTAGCCGCCCAAGTTGCGCCGGTAAGTGTCGGGTTCTTCAGAAGCACTACTTCATAGTTTTGACTGGTTGTAGGTAGGAATTGAGCACGGTTAGGGAGGACAACTGCCCCTGTGCGCCCAGATGCCAACCGAATAGAAACAATGGGAAAGAAGGTAGCCGCTGTGCTGATGTTATTAAATATTGTGGTGCGCCTCGCCACATGGTCGATGGATACCTGCTCAAACCCACCTTCAGATATAACAGTGCAACAAATAGACTTCATCGAAGCGGCAACTGCAGCGGTAGTCGTAGTAATCTGATAGCGCACAGGCAAAGTAGCCGTGGTCATGTAGACGCTAGTAATGTCGTTGGCGTTTTCAAAGGTATGGCAGACAATGTACTGTGCATCAATAATGAACCCGCAGCGCACCGAACCGACACCCAGCCACTCAAAGTCCATCCATAGAATTTGAGCCTTACTAGGATCTAGCGTTATTCCAGAAGCCCCGGTGCCATCTAACTTATCGCCATTCCAATTAGACTGGTTTACCGTGCGGACATCGCTAGGCGTTCCCGGGGTAGGGGTAGAACTTGATCGCAGCACAAACGAGTTAGTCGTTCCATTACGCTTAAAGAACACACCGTTGCTGTCGTTAAAGTAGCCAACGCTCTGGGTCAGGTTAGCGCTAGTGCTGCTGTCCATCACAAAGGTAGCAAGTACCAACAAACCTTTACCGGGCTGATATGGGAAAGAGCGGAATGACTGCCGTGTAACAGAGCCTACGCCACCACTGGTGACTTCCATCTTGACAGCGGCTTCGTTGGATAAGAATGTTGTAGTCCCAGTGCCAGTTGTTGAAACGTCAAATTGATTATCAGCAGCGTAACGGTTCTGGCTGTCAAAGAGGGTATAGGGCTGGGAGACACGAATCCTGCCAAACGCATCTACGTTGGTGCCGCCTATTGAGACTGGTAATGGGGTCATGTTTCCCTCGCAAGCCGTTCCATTTAGTATCCCCGCAACAGCGTTCTGGAAGTTGTCAATCTGGTTAAAGTAAAGGCGCAGAATCCTAATAAGGTCTGTCGCATATTTCTGGTCGTAGTCAACAGGCGGCACCGGAAGCGCTGGTGCAACGAATGTCTTTTGGATGTCATTATCAACACAGATCATCGCTGTCCGTCTTGTCTGCCGTCAAGTCTTGGCGTACCTAACTGCCACTGCACATTTAAATCTTCGGACTGAATCTTAAAGCCCATCTGACGGGCGCGGGCGCGGATAAATATCTGGTCGGTGTACTGCTCAACTGGCACCGTGGTAGACCGGGTAACTGACGGATTATTGGATGTGTTGTAGTTTGACCCCGGGAAGTTCCGTGGCTTCATGGTCATGTACACCAGAGGACTTGTAGCCGTAGACCCCTCGAAGTTAATGTCAGGGATGATCCGTTTGATCAGCAATAACTTGTCCCCATCACCAATATCAAAGTCATTGGTCTGGATGTAGGAGGTCATGGCAGAAGTATCATCGTTCGTTCCCTGCTCGTGGTTATAGACGTAGGTGCCACCCACCGCCTGTGGGTACTGACGCAATGGTGTGTCAAGCCAAGCAGTACGGGCAATAGAGCCGTAGTACCAGATGCGCTCCATGTAGTTATAGATTACGTAACTGTCGTTAGTGCCAGAGTTCTGGCTGGGGTAGAACCACCAAATCTCATGCCATCCCTCGTTCGTGCCACATATAACCTGAGCCGCTTGATTGTAGTTAAAGTTATTAAATACGTGGTTACGCAGGGTGCAAGGCAGCGTCTCGACTCGGCCTGAGTAGGCATAGAACTTATCTGTTCCCATCCAGTAGGTCACGTTGTTAGCCGAGATGCAAGACCTTGGCGACATAATTGAGATGTTGTCAGCCAACTCCTGCAATGAAAATACGTCTGTTGTGCCCGTGAACTGTAAGGAATACAGATGCGAATCAGTAAATACTAATGTCTCCTGCCGGGTAGGTAGCGCCCTGATAATCCTTGATCCACGAGATACTCGGATAAAGCCTGCCGTATTCGTTGTGGTTGGCGCCCAGTTGACAGGATCGTCCTGACTAGCCCACCTAATAAGAAGGGGGTCAAAATCACCAGCGCTAGAAGAACCGTAAGGCACACAGCCAAAAGCGAGTAGATGCTTATCGTTTTGTGATACAAGAACTTGCATGGCTTGGACGGGGACACTAGTGGCTCCTGTTAAAGAAGAAAGCAACACGGCACGAGTATTAAATGCTCCTGTGTACTCCCAGATATAGATTGGGCCATTGCGGATATTGGCAATCAGGTCATTATCAAAGTTGTCCATGAACCAATCACGCTGCTGGTCTACAACCGGCGTAAGCGCACCCTCACCCCATGTCAAACGACCCCAAGCACCAGCGCCCCAACCGTATCCATAGGCGATGTACGGGTTGCCAATGTTGATCTGAAAGACTGCCGTGATGGCTGTACCACCGCCGTTAGTTGTCGTGCTAGTAGCAGCGCTAGCCGTTTGGATGGTGAAGTTATCTAAATCCACTACGGTTTGGATCTGAAACTCTGCGTTGAACTGTACCTGCGGGATACCACCTATCGGACCAACAACGCCTGAAAAGGTTACATAAGAGCCAGCCGTAGCGCCGTGGTTAACGATATTGACGTTTACTATTCTTGACAGGTTTGTAGTATCAAAGCAATTGTTTGTAGCAGGGCTAACAAATGTTGCCCGAATAGGGGTGATGTCAACTAAATTACCGCCCGTCTCAAGGTATAACTTCTCATTAGTCCCCAAGCCCATGATGTTGTCGGACTCGGTGGTGATGTAGTTGTACATCTGACGGCAAATGCCAGCCAGCGTAAATAGGCCGTAGCGCAACCAGCCGCCAATCTTTTGGGGGAACCCTGACCGGAAGCGAATCTTGTCGCACTCATAGAACCCGCCCTCACCAGCGTAGTTAGTCTGGTCTCGGTTGACTCCGGGTTTAAATTGAAGGCGTGATAAGGCCATTAGGCAACCAATCCGGGTAGATATACCGTTTTACCGTCCCGCTTAGTAGCAGTCAAGTTCTGCTTTTTAAGGTTAGCGGGGTCGTAGGAGACGTGCACCCAGCCTGAGTCTGGTACGCCGGGAGTATAAAACTCAAGGATTAACTGGGTGTAGTCAAGGTTGTCCATGATCCACACGGCTAGGTCTGCGTTGGCAACACCGGGAATCTCAATGTCAGCGGCTTGTCCCTTACAATGGTCGGACGTTTTGGAGCCTCCCACCTTTGCGTTAACTTCGGGGTGCCTGAATCCTGAGTTGACCTTGACTCCGGTTTGGAAGTGGTCACGGACGGGCTGGAGTACCTTTTCACAGAGTGTTTTAAGATTAGCAATCTCAACCTCCCCCGGTGTGTTGTCCATGTCATGCCGCAGTGCAGTATCAGACTTCACCATCTCGGCAAGAGAAAAGTTAGCCGTCAGGTTCATTTCTTGGCCTTCATATCCATGACCTTCTCAAGGGTGCGTCCCCCAAAATAAAATGACATCACCAGCATGCCCCACTGGCCCAGCAAAGATACGAAATTGTCAGAAATATCCAGCCCCATAGCATCCATCACGGCTAGGGCTAGGTAGGCAGTCAGGATGTAGATCAGCGTCATAGGCCGGATGTTCTTAGATAGCCACGAGTCCGACTTCATATCAGCCTCAGCCCGCTTGGTCAGGTTATCCTGCTCGTTCATGTCCGCTTGGAGTTTGGCAAGTTCGCCCTTTTGTTGCATCTCCAAGAGCATGGCCTGCGCCTTGGCACGAGCCTCTGGATCTGGGAGAACCTTGTCCAAAACCTTCTCACCGATACTTAGTAGTGCGGCTATGGGTAACATTATTTCTTACTCCTTGAAAGCATGGTTGCGGCGATATTGAGCATCGCCTTGGTCTGGTCTAAATCAGCGGGGGGCTTGTCCCACCCCACGGTAATCTGTCCTATGAACCGACTCGGCTCAGGCGGGATACTGATCCTGCACCCAAACCGCATACCCTTCTCGATGTACCACAGGCCAATCTCTGACTGTGCCGCCTTGTACTCTCCACACGGGGTGGTGCCTGCCATCAGGTTTACTACGTCCTGATTATTGGATTGGTTGGTCGTAAAGAGTCCTACATCCAGCCCGTCGTTCGTCTTATCCCGGCCTTCTTTGGTATACGCCCGATACTGCACCCGGGTTCCAAGCAGGGGATTGACCTTAAACACCGCCACGGTAGTCGCACCCGTGGTCTTAAATAGGTGGGCTACAGCGTCCTCAACCCTATCCTCAACAATGTCCGGCAACTTCTGATGCTCTTTATAAGTACCTACGATCAGGTCTTGATGTGACCAAAGGAAGTATCCAGCAAAGGCCAGCACCCCCATAAGGATCACAGCGAACAACTTAAACGGCGAGTCAACATACGCCAGCACCTTTGAGAGCGTGTCGTTAGCGTTTAGTTTCTCAGCCATTACAGATGACCCTTCATGATGTAATAAATAGTGACAACCAGAAACGCCAGCATCACACAAATAATCTGCAACTCTCGTAACTTCGCTACATCCCTACCCAGTGCGTCCTTGCTTTTGGCATGACGGGCCATCATGTCTTCTTTAATCTTCTTGACCTTCTCAAACTCTTCCTCACCCTTGAACTGCCCAAACTGCTGGATCAGAAAGTCCTTTACTTCCAACTCCATGCGGCGAATCTGGTCTAACCTGCGCCACTCCGCCATAGCCGTCATGATTGTTATTTCACCCTGCTGACTCTTGCGTACTGCTTTAAAAGCATGACGGGCTTTGACCTCCGCCATTCCAAAGTTTTGAATTGACTCGACTGCTGAACTGACCTCTCTGCCCGACTCAATAGCAGACTTAATGCTCTTAGTTGCCGCCTTTGCGGTACTGATAATCGGATCTAAATCTGACAAAATTCATCCTTTTAAAACACCCCGCCGCCAGCAGCAGGAAGTGTTGTCGTATGGATTGCTACGTTTTGCTGGAGGTCTAGGTCAACTCCACAGTCGGCGCAGGTGTCGGCCTCTAACTCAGATTCATCCAAGTCATACCCACAGGCTTTGCAAAGCAGTTCTACTTCGTGCTTTGGCACTATGGTTCCGTCAATGTCCTGCGCTTCGACTATGCGTTTCATATTTACCCCTGAACTGCAACCATTAACTGTTCAACCGTTGTGCAGGCGGCAATCGCAGCCTCTTTCTCAGCACACAAAGCCACAACAGCGGCACGGTCAGCCATTACACCACCGGGAATCTCTACGTTGCGCTCGGCCTTACGGATTACCATCCAGTCGGTTTGGGCAAGTTCTGAGTTGGCAGCGGCTTTGGTCTGTGCGATCCACTGTGACTTGAGACCCTTAGTTACCAGACGCTCGGTGGAGTCAACCATTGCAGGCTGTCCATTGACCACGCCCAAGACCTGAACATAGAGGGGGTTGCCCTGCTGGTCTACTTCTTCCTTGTCCTCAAGAGCCTTGGGGGTCGCAGTAAAGGTGGCCTCAACGGTCTGGTTGGTTTCGTTGACACGGTAGGATGGGCCAGTTACCCAGTAGAACCGCTGGTCTTGTTGAGTGCCTTGGATGACCTCATAGACACCTACGGACTTGCGCTCTGCCTCGGTAGCATTGCGGATAAATCTGGCTGAGTACTGCTTTTCGCCAATGACAAAGGCTACATCCGGCTGGATGAGTTGAACGATGTTACCGTTTTGAACTATTGCGAACATAATTATTACTCCTTGAAAAGTTATCGGGCTAAAGCATTTTTGAATGGGTTTTCGGCAAATGCCATGTAGATGTATGTGCCTCCAGAGGCGTTTAATGCACCAAATACGTTTCGTTGCTTGAATCCATTAGAAAGAATATCTGTGACGTTGTAAGTTTCTTC